TTGTAAGACTTCGTATTTTGGGAGTCGTAGAAGATGCCAGGGCTGAAACGCAGAAGGTTTGCACTGTTGGTGCTTCTCAGGTCGGCGACCCCGCTATCCATGTAAATGACGCCACCGTCGCCACCATCAATGCTGATGTACTCAATGCCAGGCTCTATGCGCACCCTCACAAGAGAACCGTCGCCCATGGTGAAGGATTGCGCGGCATACGGAAGCCCCGTCGCCCGCAGCGCCTTTATGCGACTGCGTGCGAACGGAAGCCACAACTCGCCCCCTAGTATGAGCTTGTGCTCCATACCACATTACTGCGCTGGCATGGTGACAGTCAGCGTGTCGATGGTGCTGGGGGCGTTAATGGCGATGGCGATATTTGACAAGTTCATGTCCGCGCCGCTCACCGCGATAGATCCATCCAGGCGAACCAATATCGTGGATGCGAAATTACTATCCACCGCGCTGGCCTTCATGCGGAAATATCCAGCAGTGCCCGCTGCAATGCCGTTGAAGCTGAGCGTGCCAGTTTTAGATACCGTTCCGGCTGAGGGGGTGCCCCAGACCAGACCAGCGGTTGCGGCCACACCGCCCGTGATGTTGCCGCTGGAAGTCGCGGCCATGGTCGTGACGGTAGCGGCCAGCGCCAAGCCATTGTGGGCCGTTCCAGTTCCTGGGGGCGCCACGACGGTGACCACCGCACCGGAAGCTGTTGCCCGGTAAATGCCGTTTCGGTTAATGGCGTCCGATAGCGCCTGGGCTGTGGTGTTCAGGTCAGTGATGAACGCAACGCCTCCTAAAGGGATGATGTTGAATGTTCCGATGTTCACAGTGTTGACCGAGCCTGATGCGCCAGTCAAGGTCAGAGTGGCAGAGGCCGGAGTTTCCTCCACGTAGGTGGCCGATGCAACGGAAACCCGGCCAAGTAGAGTTCCGGTTGTTGCGGCATCGGCAGTGGCAGGCTGCGAACCGGAGTAAATATCGATCACACCGCCCGCGAAACTAGCGGCTAAGCCGATTGGTCCGACGATGTTGTTACGCAGGGCTGTACTGAGACGGATAGTCATGATGTTTCCTAAGTTAGATGCACGAGTTGAAGGCAACGCCGCCTTGCTGGATAGACACGACATAGCGTTTTTGACCGCCATGTCTTACGATTGCTCCGCCAGCGCGAACACCTGGAGCCACACTCACTTGGCGCTCAGTAAGATTTGCGAAAGGCAGCGCGCGGCAAACGCCACGGGCCGTCCAAAACACGACAGTGCCGTCCTCATCACGGGACCAGTGCTGGCCTGGTAGTGCGCCGTAACTGGCGAGACGGGTCAACGCTTCTGGCGTGTAGCTGTGGATTTGCTTGTTGGTTCCGACAATTAAGGCGGCTTCGGTGGGCGCCAGCATGGTGACTTTTCCGGGAACAATGAAGAAATCATTGGCCGTGTCAAACAGGTGAAAGCCCAACGGCTGCGAGAACCACACTACGGTTTGGTCTTGGCTGGCGAAGTATTGGGCGGCATAGGCCCGGCCGCTCCATATCTGGATGACGTCGCAACCCACGGGCAATGGCTCCATGCCATCTGTCAGTAGGTCCATACCCAAATAGTCAGGTGACGTATTCCAGACCGTGGCCGTGCCAAATGGGGACTCGGCGAACTGGTAGACGGAGCTATTGGCCGGCGCAATGTACAGATTGGTTTGCAGGCCATCGACTTGGCTGATGCCGGAGACCTGTAAGGCTTCACCTTCGGTGATCTCGATCTGCACGGGGTCACTGGGGCCAGTCTCCCGGCCATCGACCAATGTGTAGGTGATGCAAACCTGGTACTGTCCTGCTGGCAGGTTGCCAGTCACAGCGGCCAGCGTTGGGCTTGGTGGAACGCTCCATATCCAGCCGGATGCCTTGCCATCAGGCGAAATGATGCCGGAGTCTGTACCGTTGTTGAAAAAGACTTGATTGTTGACCTCGGCCCAGTACATCGGGGCCAAAGACGTCAGCGTGTGCAGCGCGGTTCCGTCGTAGTCTGTGATGACCCCGGCCTTCACCAAGTACATGCGCAACAGGTCATCCGTGGCGTAGGCACTGGTAAACAGTCCAGCCTGATCCAGCGCGTAGCCCTTTCGGACCTCAAGCGCACCGGTGTCGGTGATGTTGGTGTTATCGGCCCGTGTCAGCCAGCCCAAGCCAACGCGCAGCGGGTCTGAAACAGTGTTCAGACCACGAAAGCGGCTAATGGTGGGCAGTTCTGCAGGAAGCATGGCGGCGATAATGCCGCCGCACCCCGGTATCGACAAACCTTAGCCGCGCATGTCATCCGGAAAATTGCGCTTACCCGTCGCGTACTCATACGCGAGTTTGCAGTGCTTGCGTTTAATTCCGATAAACAGGTTCAGGATGCGCTGCCTCATATCACCCATACCTTAGCCTGCGCCAGTACTCCACGTCACCAGTTGTGAGAACGTGGAGCCTTTTAGGATGGTCAGTTTGACCTTGAAGACTGGGATTGCCATCACCACACCGCCTGGTTATGTTGCTGGCGATTCGCCTGCGTTGCCTTGCGAAGGTCCGCATCTGGTCGGATGCCAAACACGCGGGTAAACTCAATCAGAGCGGCATCGCTCCGCCTGGGGTCATGAATCTCGGCATCTGGCCGGGAGTAGCAACGGTGCTCTGTCCACTTCAACAAATGCCGGTGGTGCGCAGCGGCAATCTCCGGTGCTTCGGTTGCTGAATCCTCGATGTTCTTGAGTGGCAGCCGGTAGGCTTCCAATGTGATCGTCCCATCCGTGCACGGGATGCTGCCAAGGCGCAGCGTGGTATCCAGGTGGATAGCCTCTCGCGGCAACTCGGTGCGGGTTCGCCAGTTGCTGCAGCGGCGGTCCATCTCCACGGCGTCCACCAGGTCCAGAACTTGCTCGCAAGTGCTACCGGTTGGTGTGAACGTGGCCCGGGTGATCTCGGTGATGGCCGGGTGCAGTTTGAACACTCTGGCTGGCGCTGTCACCGCAATAGTGCAGACCGCTGGTGTGCTGGTGTCGTGGATTAGGCGCGCCCGAAGCGCGGCTTCCTGCTCGCCCTCGTTGAGCCAATACGTGATGTCCGCGTCGCTCGACAGGTAATCTGGCTGCAGATCATCTGTGTCGCGGCGGTGTGCGGCGATCAGCTCTTCAAGGGTCACGGCAGCCTCTACTTGGTGCCGAACTGGTCAAACAGGCCGGTTACCTTGCTTCGCAAAGTCTCCACGCTGTTGTTTTTGCCCAGTGTGTGGTTGAAGTGGGTTTTTGCGTAGGTGATCAGCGCGTCCTTGTCCATGGTCGCAATGGCATCGCGTATGTCTTGGTTGTCGTCTTCAGTATTGTCCTGCTTCGGAGCATCCGGTGCCACGGATGGCAGGGGGATGGCATCGCCAGGCACGTAGACGTCTGGATGGCGCAGCAACTTGGCGGCCAGCGCAGCAGGAATGGGCCGGGAAACCCCGCGCTCGAACTGCGTACCGCTGTTGTAGGCTCCGTCAATGTAGGTTTCGCGCTTGCCGATGTACTTGACCGAGACGAAAGCGCTGTCGATCACCACGGGAGCGGTAGAAGCATTGACTGAAGTGTCTGGTTCACCATTGAGGGTGTGGACCACGGCGCGAAATAGGTAATCTTTCGCGCGCTGCTCGGGTGGCAGTTCGGCGTAAGGCAGGAAACAGGGGTGTTCTTTGGTTTCGGCGTTCTTGATCGCGCCATATTTCCAACCTTCGGCCTCCTTCGCGTCCAGCCATGCGGCATGCGAAGCCTCTGGGGTGGCATTCGGGTTGGCCAGGTGCATATCAACACCAGCCAGAATGCTGTCGCGTTGCGCCTGCTCGGCGTCTTCCCATGAGGGCACAAAAATGTCGCCCAATGCAGCGCAATACGCCCGGTTGATTTCGTGTGCGGCGCGTGCCAGTTTTGTGCGGTCCATTGCTTATGCCTCGTTTTATTGAAAAAAGGCAGAGCCCGTAGGCCCTGCCAATAGGCCAACTGCTCGGCTTAAGGTGCGCCGGTGTCCACGCCGTAAACGAACACGTCCAAGATGCCGACAGCAGCATTGCTGGCAACATCCCAATCCATGACGACGTACATGTCGCGGGCCAGCACAAGCGGTGCAACTGCTGTGTTGTCTGCGCGGTAGCGACCAACGGCGTTCACAACCAATGCGGCATGGAAGTAATCAGCATCGTCTTGGGTGGTAACACCATCTACAGCGCGCAGACCGAGCTTTGCGGTTGCTGTTGCCGTGAAGGCATCGGACACGATCGAAAGCGAGTCGGTTACCAAGAAACCAGCTGGCAAAATACCAATGATCAACTCGTCAGCTGCGGTGGGTGCTGCAGCGCTGTCGCCGTCGATCCATACGCCGCTGGCGTTGGTGGTGACATTGAAACGGTGCTGCGTCACATTGCCGTAGGGGGTGGGTCCGAACTGCGCAGTGCTGAACAGTTTCTTTTTCGTAATGGTGGTCATGATCGACTCCTAAAGTGTTTGGGTATTTGGACAAAGGGCCGGATTGCTCCAGCCCTTCAGTGCGCTTAGGTCTGCAGGCGCACAACGCTGTCGATGGCAATAGCGCCGTAATCGGTGTATTGCTTCTGGTCACCGTGGTCGATCAGGAAGCGGATCTTGCTGCGGCCGTTGATGGCACCCAGCAGGATTTCCAGCTTGTCGCCGTGGTCCAATTCCTTCTCACTGAAGAAGAAAGGCATGCCGCTCTTGGTGTGCTTGCCCCAGGCTTCAGCCAAGGCTTGTCCGCCCAGCAGAACCGCACGGTCAACCGCGTAGGATGTGCCGAACGATGCGGGCACCAGGTCGGTGGATGTTTCCACTTCGGTGGTGTAGCTCTGGCACCAACGCAGGCTGTCGCCGCTGTAGAAGCGGATGGGCTTGGGCATCTTCACGATCAAGATACCGTTCCACAGCAAAGCGTCACCCATCAACACGGGGTTCATGTTGGCGTTCTGAGCGCGGGCCATGGAGTTGGCTTGCAGGGTACGCACGTTGCCACTGTTGGACTGCAGGAACGCGGTGTACTGCTCGCTGGACACCAGCAACACGCGCAGCGGCGAGTCGGTGGCCATCTTGTCACCCTCGAAAATCACGGGTGGTGGAGGGATGGCCATGCTGTCCAGCGTGGTGCGCACGGCATCTACCAAGTCGGCGTTGAAAACATCGGTGGTAGCCAGTGTGATTTCGTTGCCCGAAGCCTTGATGGTCTCGATGCCTGAACCGGTGGACATGAAGTGCCGGTTCTTGGTGGGGGCCTTCACGGGGTTGATCATGATTTCCGAGAAATCAGCATCAGACGCCAGTGGTACAGCCCATTCGATGTTGTTGTGGAAACCACGTGCGCCCGCCATGTGCACCAGATTGGTCTGGTCACCCAAGCGGTTCATGTAGTTTTCACCCAGTGCGCGGGCCAGCTTGCGCAGCTCATGGGGAGTGCGTTGCTGCGTCATGGTGTCGCCAGCCGAAATGGGTTTGCGGGTCTGGTTGATGCGCAAGCGGTCCTGGCTGAAAGACATCTTGGAGCCGAGGCCCTCGGCCATGTGGCTGCCCATGATTGGCTTGCCGCCCATGGGGTTGATCAGATCGAAAGTGATCTCGTCGCCCGCCATCTTCTGCAAGTCCATGCAGCGCACGATTGGCATCTCGCTGCTGGATTGTTTGCGGATGGTGGATTCCGCTTCGGCCTGCTGGGGGAACTTGCCCGTCAGACGCCCAATGGTGGTGTTGCGCTGCATGTTCGCAGCGAAAAGGCCAGCCGACTGCAGCTTAACTGCAAGGGGCGAGCCGTATGGAATGTTGGTTCCGCTCATGATAAAACTCCTTCAAAGGGACCTGCGACGCCATCCCGGCGTTGCGTTAAAAAAGGCTTAGAGAAGCCTGCTAACCAAGGCTGCTATCTGCTCGGGGGTCTTCCCGTCGAACTTGGACAACATCCCTGCCTCTGACATTTCCAGCATCGCCCCGACCTCATCCGTCATCACATTCGTGCTGGCCGGAATCTCCGACAAGCTCTTGGGTGGCGCCGTCTGTGCCTTGGCAATGGCTGCTTGCGCAGCGGCTGCAGCATCTGGTTTCCCAGTTGTCGCAGCGGGTTTGACTGTTGCGGCCTTGTAGGTATCGAGAACCTCGATCACTTCTGCCGCAGTGCCACCGTCAATGGCCGCTTTGTAGGCGCCACGAACGATGCTCGGTTGGGTGTCCAGCCAGTTGGCGAACTCTTGGCTCGGTACAACCGACTCAACATCGGGGTGCTTTGCATTGATCGCCGAGAAGTGCTTATCCGACTCGCTCTCAACCGTTTGCTTCTGGATTGGCTCCAGGGCAGCGATTAACTTCGCGTCGAATTCAGCTTTGATAGCGGCCGTTTGGCTGGCTACCACTGCTTGGATTCCCTTTGCAATGTCACCCTCGGAGAAGTCACCAAACACAGATGGGTCAATGGCTGCCAGCGCTTCCGCCTTGGCCTGATCCGTGACTACGGGTGCCGCTTGGGCTGGTTTGGCGGCCTGTAAAGCCTCCAACTGCCGTTGCAACTCCGCTGCCGCTGCGCGTGCCACCTGCTCCGCTTCCCTGGCTTCCGTCAGCTTCTCGTATGGGATCGTGTGAACCCCATCCTTCGCCAGCAAAACTGGCTTAGCCTCTGGTGCCGGTGTCTCAACCGATTTCACTTCCACTTCAGCCGCTGGCTTTACTGCAGTTGCTGCAACGTCGGGCGGATCGTTGCTTTGCACCGTAGTGCTATCGCCCTCTGGCAGGCTAAGCATCTGCATAGCCTGGGCATCTGTCAGTTGGCCGTCAACTTGGTGGGCCAGTGCAAACTCTGTCTGTGTCTTCAATTTATTTCCCTTGCCACTTATCGCAGTGGCCGCTTGAAGGGGTTGAGTCGGGGACCGAAGTCCCGTCCTCTCCGTTTACAGGAATGCGTTGCTTCACAGCAATGCCCTATTTGCGCTACGCTTCACAGCGATGCAACGTGACTATCTAACGAATGTGCAATGTGGGCAAACCTTAGCGGTTTCGGGCGCAAAAGAGCCGCATTGAAGCGGCTTGAATTGTTTCGTTCGTGCTGAGATGCTTAGGTTTCTGACTTGTTGCACATCAGGCAACCCCGATATGCACAACCGAAGCGCATGATGATTGCCAGGCAGATACCGACGCCGATTAAGACGCCGAGCATCATCGAAGGAAAATCAAAGTCGCTCATGGCAGCACCACCACAGGCGTCCGCCCATAAACCCGGTCCAGCGCAACGCTGATGCTGTCCTGCGAAATGTCGCAAGCGGCCAGCAGTGCGGTGATCTGCTCCAGCGTTACAGCGCCCTTGCTCTTTTCGATGATGGCTGCTGGGTCTGCCATCAGGGCTACCATGTCGGCATCAATCACACCGCTTGATACGGCGTGGGTCGCGTCAACTTCTTTGCAGGGGCCGGACTCGTTGACGTTTGCGCGTAACATGTTCTCGCCTGCTGCTTGGCCTGCGATGGCGTAGCACAGGGCGTTGACCAGCGGGATCAGGGCGAGCGGGACTATGAGGGTTATGGGGGAGTTCATAGGACAAGTCCTGCTTTCTGGGCTGCTGCTTTTTCGAGGGTGATCACTTGGGCTAGGGTCAGAGTGCCTTTGATGGCATCACCTTCATAATTCCCGCCATTGAAGTAGTCGGCGAAAACTACAGGTAGACAACCCCATGCGGCATCTGTGAACGTAGCTGTACCAAGTACCGTTGAATCTGTTGCAACTTGCACCGAATTGACACGCAGGTATTTAGCATTTCCAACTTTCCAAAGTGTCACTACACAAGGCGAATTGCGAATATCAGTTGCACCAGATGCAGCACTTATTCCAGTTGCATCGTCGTGGAGATAAAACGCAGCAAAGCCAGTTGTTACTGCTACATACAGTTCAATTCTGGCTACCGCCCCTGCCCCAACCACCGCAAAGATCGCCCCGTTTCCAGCCTGTACTCCTGGGTTGATGCAAGTCGTGATGCAGAAATCATCAGCCATCTGAAACGGCACACTAGACAGCGCCATCGACTGATTCGTCCCGTTGAAACTCGCGTAGAACCTACCGTTGCCATCTTGCTGCAAAGTCGGACGGTTGATTGCGGTGGGCTGTACGGCGGGGATGCCGGTGATTTCGCGGACGGAGATGTTGTCGAATTTTGTCGATTGCCCTGCTGTCGCGTTTTGCAGCAAACTAACGTAAGTGGTTGTGCTGGTAGCTTTGAAAATCGCCTGACGCTTCCCCTGCCCTAGCGTTGTCAGATCCAGAAGCAATGTGCCCCAAGCTAAATTTGTTGAGTCAATTCCGGTATACGCTGTCGTCGCAGAGACTTGAGTCCAGTCAACATTAACGACATACGTCTGCCCAACTACTGTAGCGAAACCCCTTCCGCACCCAGTAACCCCACTGCCAGTATTAGTGATTGTCAGCACGCCATCAGCAACCGTTGGCGTTGCAGTTGTCCCATCTGTCCACCCAGTAGTCCCGGCGCTGAAGTCACCATTCGTAACCAACTCCGGCCCAACCGTCGTCCCCATCGCATCCAACTCCAGCCCAATCGGATCATTCACCGCTATCGCTGCTGGGCCTGCGCTGGTCTGGTATGCGCCTTGACGGGTGGAGAAGGGGTAGCTGCTGGCGTTAGATCCGAAACTCTTGAGAATTGCTCGCGCAAGCTGCGATAGGCTTTTCTTGCCGCGCAGTAGGATGCTCATTCGAGTGCTCGCTGAATGACTTGGAAAACTCGCGCAGCACCTTGAGCGACTGGAACGCCGGATGTTCCTGAGCGCAGCCGAATGTACTGATACGGGATCATCGCATTCAAGTCTGCCGTGTATCCTGCGCCTGCCGTGAGCGCTACCCATGAACCAACTGCCGCACTGTCACTGCCAAATAGACCGGCTGTGATCCAAGTCACTCCATCGACTGACGCCTCGATGTTGAGTGCTGCTGCGGTCCATGCTGCTGGGGCGACAAAGCCTAGAAATGCCCTGGCGTTGCAGTCAATGGTTTCTGAGACTGATGCGCCATTGGCGATAGTCGCGCTTACGATACTTCTTTTTTCAGCCATGATGAATCCTTAGGTTGGCTGCATCATCAGGTTGTGCAGCGGGTTTATCAAACCTTAGCGGGTTAGGCTAGGTTGTCGGTAGTACGCGCAGTCTCAATCCCTTGCATAGGCGATTGCGGTACGGGGGGTAGTTGTGGTGACGTGTTTTGCTGCACGTCAGGCATAGGTGCGGGGATTCCTTGCGGTTGCGGGAAATTAGGATCAGCACCGCCGGGGTTTGGCAGTTGATATCCTGCGCCCTTCATGATCTCGTCTGCGATAGGAGCGACGGATGGCATAGTTGCAATCACCTGACCAGCTTGCATTGCCGCGAAAGCAGTCTCGGTCCCAATCTTCACGGCTTCGCTAATCAGCTTCTGCATCTGCGCACCTTGCAATTCAGCTTTCAAATCAAGCTCACGCGATTTGAGATCATTTCCAGACTGCGCCAGCGCGGCTTTCACAGCTTCGTCAATCATGGACTTGATCTGCTCCGGCGTCTTCTGGTCTCCAGCGGCACGGATGGCCTCCACGATCTGCTCTTTGTCTGGAATGTCGGTGAGCTCCAGGAAGTGCGGCAACATAACAACCTGGTATTGCTGCGGCATGCTCTTGAAGGCCTCTGACAGGGCTCCGAGCTGCTGTTGCTTGAAAGACTTGGTGCTTGGAACCTCGTTCATTGCCACCTTCAACTTTGTGCGCTGCACGTCGTTGCTCAGGTATTGCACGCCGGTTTTTTCATCCACGGCTGGCTTGTTCAACTCCACGGCGCGGTCTGGGCGCACGGCATTGCCTTCAATAACCACGGTTGCCGGCTTGTCGGCCATGTCTTCGATGATCATGGACAACAGCAGGTCGCCGACCTTGGCTCGGGCATAGCGGAAGTTGTCCATCAGGCTGGCCAGTGACTGCGTGGCCTGCTCGATCTGCGTATCTTCTTGCACACCCGAAGTAGCTGTACCCTTTTGGCCCTGGAATCCGGCAGTGATGCCGGATGCGCGCTCGATGCCCATGCGGGCGTCGTTCAGCATCTTGTATTGCTGTTCGTTCAGCTGGAAGTCGCGGTACACCTTGAATGTTCCGCCTGCGGCCAAGGCTTGCGGGTTCAGCTTGATGTCAGCATCTGGACGCGCGATCATCTGCCGGAAAACTTCATCGGTGTAGTCGACAACGCCCGTTGTGCGCTCTGTGCGGGTAGCAGAAAGACCCCAACGGATCTTGCTGATTGAGGCGTTCACGTTGTCTTGCAGGTAGACCATGCCGCGCACGCGCCCGTAAGGAACACCAGTCCGGTCTTCAATGTGGCCCCAGAACGGAACATAAGGGAAGTCGTTGTGGGCGTAGGGTGTTTTGCCGTCGTACAGCTTGTGCGGTCCAATCCAAAAGCTCACGTACATCCGGGAGACCACGGCTTTTTGTGGCTTAATGATGCCGGCCGCCAGCACCTGGTTGTGCAAATCGTTGGTCTTGTCGTACTCAACCACGCGGCCATCCGGTGTTTTTAGCACCACAACAGACTCCCAGCGCCGGTACCAGACCTCGAATAGGCAAACCCGGCCATTCTCGGCGTCGCGCCATTCCTGCTCTTCAATGCTCCATCCGCGCTGGTCGTTGTAGGCCATGGCCAGCGTGGTCGACGTGCCGCCGTCGGCTGAAAACTCGGTCCAGTCAGTCCACCGGCCATTGCACAGGTCCACCAGTTGGGCGTGCTGCGGGAACTTCAGTTTCACCTGGGCAGCATCGGTCCAACGACGGCGCACCAGATAACGGGCCTTGGTCAGTCCCGGCGTCTTGTCCAGCATGTCCCAGAAAATCTCATTTCTCGGGATGGCCGTGCACCGGTACTCAAATAGGAATGGGTCAGACTCGCGCGCCACCTCAACCCAGCCAATGCCCACGCATACCTGTGGCTTGAACGCATCCGTGCAGGCCTTGTCGGCACCGCTGTTCTTCTCGGCCTGGTTGACCTTGTAGTTCAGGGCGGCGGCCACGGGTTCACCTTCTTTGGTCTCCGCAGTCACCATCCAGTCAGTGCGGGTCTTGGCTTCCAGACCCAATACAGCCTCGATGGCTGGCCCGATCAGCGGCTCAATGGCTGGCGGCATCCCAATGGCAGCCTGCTTGCGCAGCACTTCGCTATCGAGTTGGTTGCCGTCCACGTAGTCCATTTCTCGATCGGCCTTGGAGCGCCAGCTCGGCTGGTCCTGGATCTCGTGCATGAACTTGGTGAACGATGACAGGCTCAGTCCAGTAGCGCCGGGCTGCTCTGAGTTCGTCATGGTCTCGGGTGACAGTGAATTGATCATGATGGTTTACATGCGCCAGTCAGGTGGTGGGGGTGGGGAGTAGGTGCGCAGTGATGCCGGTTGCGGAATGCCGGAAACGAAGGTCATCGCCACAGCGTCTCCCTTGTCTGGTGAGCGGCCTAGCACTTCTCGGATTTCGTCTTTGTCGCGGATCTGGATGGCTGCAACTTTCCCCAAGGAAACAACTTTGTAGCGAACGGCGCACAGGTCTGCCAGTAGCTCTTGGTCTGGCGGTAGTGCAATTGGGTCTGGGCTTGTTGGGTCTAGTGCTTCACGCATCAGCCAGTACATTTCTGCTCGCTTGTTTCTGAACCGTAGTTGCCCGGCTTTGTCAGATAACCCGCTTGACGCTGAACCCACAACAGGCAGCACCAGAAGGTTCAAACCCCTGATGAAGTCCAATGCACTTGAGCCAATGCCAATTGCATCAACGCAAATGCACGCACCATTTCTGATCAAAGGCACCACGAACCCGGCTGCTTTTGGCCCATCATCCGTAACAGCACCCGGCACAGACACGAGGCTGTCGAACCATTGACCGTGGCGCCTGGCGGCGGTGCTCTTGTCCGCGCCGCCCCTTGCTGGGTCGAATCCCAGTGCCGTCATTTCGCCTTTGGCGTCGCGCTTTACCCATCTTGACTGTGCAGCCTTCACCCATTCTGTGGGTATCAACTGCCATGCGGGATCGCTTACGCCCGCATTGAAGTCTCCGCGCAGCATCTGCGAACGCAATGGTTCAGGCAGGGATTGCAGCGTTGCTTTATATCCAGTGCTGCTCAAAAACAGGTTGTCATCCACGCTGGATGGCACAAACGTCCTGCTCTTGGGGGTGTAGGTGTCAGGCCCGACTTTGACCGGATCGCCACTTTGGACCTCCATGTCATCGCCGTTTTCATCCGTCACGAACCAGCGCAACTCTCCTGGCTTCGCTGGGTTAGCGTGCGTCGGGTCCAGCCATGGAGCCCAAAAGCGCTTGACCCATTGCCCATCGCTTGATGTTGGCGGGTTTCCTGCGCATATCACACGCTGCCGCTGGTTCGGGTCGTCGGATCGCAGCCAGCCTATCAGGGCGCGGAACTGGCCTTCTGTAAAGTGGGCGAGTTCGTCAAAGCAGTTCTTGTTGATAAGCCCTTTCCCGGTGATATAATGATTCACATCATCAACGGTCAAGTCGAATAAATCTACATCTTCGTCAAGGATTTCCCATGAAACATGAAACGCCTTTGTATCTCCAACAATTCGACGTATTTCCTTCGTATATGGGTGGGCATACGTGCGTATCGAATGGGTATGTGTTTGAGTTTCATCCTGGGCATCACTTGCAAAACAACTGGGGTTGGGTTGCCCAACACCGATTGGTTGGAGAGTCGATGCTTGGTCGCAAGTTGATTCAGTCGAAGGACGCCAAAGTAGCAGAAGTTGTGCATCACAAAGACCATTGCCGGACGAACAATGCTCCAGGTAACTTGGAAATAATGATCCGCAGGACACACATCCAGCACCATGGGCGCATAAGTTCTGAATACACTCTTGCGAAGATAACTCGGGAGCAAGTAATTGCGGCGCTGGATGGACGATCACTGAAAAATGCCGCTCGTCTTCTGAAAGTTGACACGATGACGATCCGGAATAGATTTCCTGATCTATTGGCTCCGAGGCAGCGCAAGAGCCCTGCAAAACTTGAAGACTTTGTAGAGCGAGTGCGGCCACTGGCTGCTGACCCGGCATATGGTTACAAAGAAGTTGCTCTTGCCCTAGGAATTTCTTCGGTGTCGGTACAGAGGATTGTTGATCGCAATTCACTTCCATGGGTCCGAAAGAGCAAGGCGGGGGAGATACACCGGACTTACCGAGGGATACCCACCCTTGTAAAGTCAGAAGTTCATGCGTCAACGACTGAACCTGGGTGAATCCATCAACAGTTACCCTTATTGCGCGATCACGCCTCATTGGTATCAGGCGAGTAACGGTACGCGGTCCTTCTAGTGTTTCCACCATATCACCGACAGATACAGATTCGATTGGTAGGTGTGTACCATCAGCCATCAGCACAGGGGTCCCGCGCCCTACGCATTTAAGGTCATGCGCGCGGCCCTGATACTTCATCCAATCATCCGGCTGCGCCACAGACCCCAATTCCATGACGCGGCCACCAGGCAGACGCCACACGCCGGATTGCGAGTTGTAACCCGTGCGCGATCCGAGAATGCGGGTCATATCTTCTTCCAAGCCAGTAAGCTGCACAGCCTCTCGCCGAAAGACAATTGATCGTTGGTGGGAAGTGAGAGCCGACCCCAGCAGTAAGCTGGATTTACCACCACCAGCTGCGCCACCATAAAACAGAATGTCTGCCTCAGAGTAGTACGCGACGCTTTGCGGTCCAGGTTGAGGAACCCATGCCGGAACATCAGAAAGCAACTTGTCGAGCTCGGCCTTTTCTTCTCCCGACATTTTGGCGATGGTCGCCATTGCATCGGCGGTGCTCATGGCCGACCCTCGACTTTCGCCATGAGGTAGGCCAGCTTCACAGCGCGCTCGGCGTCACTGTGTATCGCCTTTCCGTCATCCTCGGGCGGCGGGCCTTCATTTAAGTCGAATGCTTCCCGCTCGCCTTTGCGGACTTTTTCATCAACATCAGCAAGTTTCTTGAGGTCATCAACCAAAGCCGACCGACCCATTGCCTTGCGCAATGCATCATTGGCCCGGTCAATGCCGTTGTCATCTGGGTTGCGCACCATCTCGATGACTTCGGCCAGATCAACCATGTTTTCAGCAGCCTGCTCTATCTGCTCCAGCAGCTTGCGCTTAACTTCGGTGATCCGCTTTAGTCCGGTGCGGTGCCCGAGAATCACATCCTTTGCGACCTCAGCTGCAGCAAGAACCGTGTTTGCTGCACTTTGCTGCGCATCGCTGCACTTTTCACTGACGACTGCTGCAATCAGCTTGGCATTTGTTGCCTGTTTTATAGCTACAGACAGGTCTTGGGTCCACCCGTGGTTTGCTGCGTGGCGCGAGATTGTTGCGTTGTTTGGCCCGTGTTTGGCCTCAAGCTCCCGCAATGTGTACTGCCCCGTTCGGTAGTCGCGCTCTACCGCTTCCCAATCAGCCTTCCGCTTTCCAACGCCAGTAGCCCCTTTCGGGGCGGATTCTTGCACTTTGGTGGTGACTTTTGCATTCATTTGCCTCGGACTATTCCCGCGATAGCCCTTTGGGACAAACCTTAGCCGTCACCCCGCAACCGAATCAGTGTCACTTGGCAACCGTTGCGGTGCTGGCTCAAGGGCCATGGGGAGCATGCGGCCGTTCAGGACTGCAGCGCCAGCCAGTAGAACTGCGAAGATGCTGGCCGCCCGTGGCGTCACCGTCATCATCTCGTCACCGTGTTCCAGCTTGTAACGACCGTCGTCCAGAACCGTCACGCTGGGCGGGAATTCCTCAAACACCTTCACTGGCGTGAAAAATCCACCTTTGATCCGGTTGATCGTCAAGTCTTCCTCACGCAGAGACTTCACGGCCTCGTCCACCAGACTGAACTTCAGACCGGTCAGGTTGATGATGGCGTCTCTGCGGGCATAGCTGTGCTGCCGCGTGAGTTGGCAAATGGCCTGGTAAACCTTGGCTTTGATGTCTGGTGCTGCTGCCATAGTGCTCCTTCTTTATGCGGTGGCTGGTAAATTCGGTGTTGCGTTCAGGGCTTCCAGTGCCCACTGGGCGGCCTTGCGGAAGCGTGGTGACTCGCTGGTGTCTTGGGTGATACGGCGCCATGCCAGTACCTGATCGGCGTGGGCGCGCATGAAGGCGGCCCGCTTGGTTGCCTTGGGCGCGGCGATTTGGTCTAGCCAGTGATGGCAGGATCCGCACCCCCAAACAGAGAATGCATCGCTTGCCTTGCGGGCACCGGCCTTACCGTGGCACGCCCAGTTGCTGTGGCAAGCCACTGTGGTTTCGGTCCCGCCTTGGCAGACTCCGGCAATGCGCAGCAGGCAGTGGCGATCCCGAGCCATGTCCAGTAGCGCGCGGTTGCGGTTCTCCGGCTCCTTGGTGATAGCGGTGTGGGGTAAATCGCTGATTCTTGCCATCACTGCCGTACTTTTCACTATCTTTTTAATAGCTACTGGCGCACATTCCATGAGGGCTGGAGGCTGTTTTTCCTCGCTGCAATCCACGCGCTTACCGGTGGGGGGTAAACGGCGCGGCCAGGCGGTGCGCTTCATGGGGGTGGACCGGATCACGCGGCGCCTCCAGCGCTGGCCAACCGGGTGCGTGGCTTCGGTGGGGCCGGTGGGTGGCAGGCGGCGAAGTAGAAGAACGACATAAAGGTGATTTGCGCGAGATCTGCCAACGGCGTGAATTTCCATACCAACAGATCAAGCGCAAGTCCAATCAAAAAACACCAGAGCGTGAACTGCCTCAAGAAAAAATCCATCGCGCTCGGCACCATTAGGTATGGATACTTGGTGGTCACAGCCAAACCCGAGATACAGGCAATGCCAAACACACTGAGTACTAGGCTGGATATTTCCAACTCGCTGTATTTCAGGCACATTTGAACGACTGCGCACACCGCACAAAGTAGCGCAGACTGCCCGGCCAGCCAATGCGGATGGCGCTGTGTGAAGTCCACCACGCGCTGGTACACCTGGTCTATCAGCCATTTGTCGAGGCTGTGGATCATGGCAACTGCACCTTGGCCAGGGCCGACACCAGCGCACGCATGTCGTTCAGGTGGTTAGTTGTGGCGCCCATCTGGCCTTCGGACTGCTGGCCCTGGGTGGGGCGGAAGCCCACAGTCCACAACTCGTCCATCAGGTTCTGGGCTTGCTCTGGCCGGATTTGGAGCATTGGAGGCGACGATTCCGCAGCGTCGTCGGTCACCTCTCGAAACACGACCGGTTCAGCGACCGAGCGCCGTTCCATGTCGTGCTCCACTGCCATGTGCACATTCACGTAGCGGCCGAAGTTGACGCGCTCCAGGAAAATTCGGGTGTTGTTCATACTGGGTGGTGGGCTGGTTGGGTGGCCTGCTTGGCGATCTCTTTCAGCACCACGCCGTGGTAATACTTGCGCTGGCCATCGGTTTTGGAGTCTTCCGCCAACCGCACCTCCAGCACCAGGCGGTTGCCGGCCGCCAGGCGCTTCAATTTTTCGGTGTCGGTCATACCTCTTCAACCTCCCGCGCACTGCTGCGAATGCGTCTTAGTGCTCGCTGGATTTGCGCCTCGTACTCGCCCCGGGTGATTGATCGCCGCTGCAAGTCGTGGTACTCGATTACTTCGCGGGCAGCTTGTAGGCCAGTGGCTGTCATGCCCATAAGCTTCGTTTTCTCGTAGCGGCGGGCGGCGGCTTTTAGCTCTGACTGCAACGTCTGGCAGTGTGGCAACGCTTCCGGCCCGATTCCGCTCATAGCCATTGATTCGCAAACATTCAGGACAGCGGTTAGGTCTTGCCACTCTTGCAACGTTGCGCGGCCCTTTGCCATTGCTTCTAGTGCCGATAGCTCACGCATCATCAGTTGATCGAGTTTGTCGTTTGGCGTGACTTGGATGCCTTCGAGCACGTGCGCGAGCGGGTTTAGTAGTTGCCAAACTTTGCGGCGGCATTGTTTTTTCATTCCTGCATCTCCTTTAGTTTTGTCCTGTAAACCTGCGTGATCGCTATCAGCTCGTCTTTTGTCCACTTGTGCACGGCATTGCTGTGCTCCAGTGCTTCGACGCGCTCTATGCCGATTCGAGCAATCAGCCCAATTCGGTAATCGACCGCTCTGCCAGCGCCATAGCGATTACAGACTTTCCTTTGCCCATTGGCGTTATCCTCATGGAAGCGCAAGTGAGAGGCGCTACCAACACTGCGGTAGTGTCCACAGTCATACAAACCGCCAACGCTGGACTCTCCGAGAGGCTGTCCACAGCAGATGCAGGGCTTGGACCGATCTCGTAGACGTATGAAAGCGTTGAATGCATGTTGTGCGTCCTTTATGTAGTCTGGGATGCGCTTGAGTGCTTCTTTGCGCTTTTTGATATCAGCCCGCTCCACCTTGGCAGCGGCGCGTGCTTCCTTGTCAGCGGTGCGGGCGGCTTTGGCTGCTTGCGCTTCGGCAAACCCGTCGATACAAGCTGCGTGGATGCGCTGGCCTTGCTCTAGCTTTTTTGAGCAGTGGGGGCATGTTGTGCGGCGGAATGTCATGCTGCCACCCGCTTCTCGGACTTGTAAACCGGCTCGACACCCGACTGCGCGGCCATTGCGACTAAAAACTCTAGCCAGTCACTAAACACCTTCTTGCCCATCTTGCTAGTACGCTGGGGGAGCATGATTACTTTCCCATCGAATGCCGCCATGCGGGTTTCGCCGTGGTAGCAGCCTGTAAGCACATCCTTCCAGTCGTCATTGGTGACGCGCTGCATGACGCCGTTGATGCACAATTGCTTTTGCTGGGCGAAGCCTTCCAAATACGGCCATTGCGCCGCGTTCTGCTCTAACGTGCGGCTGGGTTCGCTAATCGTCACAACGTCGCCATCAGGCGCGTTTTGCACTGCTCTCACAGCATTGGCGCGGGCGGTATCATGGGCGATAATGAACGTTTGCTTCATCGCCCCACCATCCGTTTCCAAGAGCAATAAGCTGTCTTCGGCGATCCTGCGATTGCACTGTTCAGGCCATCCGTGCATTGCCATGTCTCATAGCGCCAGCCGCAGTCGTACCAGGCGGAGATAAGTTTTAGGCGGGGTTTCATTTCCTCTCCAGCCCTAGCCACGGCAACATGCCGGCGGTCACTTGCACATCTCCGTTTTCCATATCTCCCGCATGTACGCCTTGATTCGCACCGCCGAGCCCCTGCCGTAGTGCCGCTCCGAAATTTTTAACGCTCTTTCCAGCCATTCTTTGTCCTTGAAATTGTTTGCCAGTACACGGGCTTCCCCTCTTTCTAGTAACTCTCTATCCCACTCAATAGCTATCATTTTTGTAGTGAAAATTTCATTCGCCCATAGATTCGCAAGGTTGATACGCAGGGCTTCTTGTCCCTATGTACCCTCCCTGTGACCATCAAGGCAGCAAATCCGCCTTGACCATCGTTCTGCCCTTGGGGCCGATGTTCAATCGCTACAGGTAATCTCAACACTTGTTCCTGTAACTTGTGCAGTCCCCATCGAAGGCTGCGAGGGATAAAACGCCGGTTGTAAGCGCCCCTGTGTTTCTGCCGTGTGAGCCCATGCAGGCTGTTGCTCGATATCGCTCGGCGGCTGGCGGTCCATCGTTTAGCGTCTGATGGCAGGACTACTTTCATTGGTAGTACGCCTTTTCGTCTACTAATCCTTGGAGCCACTTGCGCAGCATCTGCGACGTTCTAAACGTGCCATGCGCCTTGTGTACGTCGTTGATGTCGTCACCCACGGTGAGCGGCATCCAGTAAGGTAATTTCGTGGCTTGTGCGGCCTTCTCGCCTGTCTCTGTGGCGTCGTTGTCGGCAACCACGTACCCGCTGTGGGCCATGCGCTGCAGGTTCTGTGCACTGAAGCAAACATGGATGCGGTAGCGCAACTTTAGGGCGTGCAAGCAGGCCCGCAGGCTCAAGCCGCTGGCGAATCCTTCAACCCACCAGTCGATGGCGTTCAGGCCACCAGCGTCAAAACAGAACTCGGCTTGGCTGGTGATCTGGCCAGATAGGTATTTCTTAGCGCCATCGCGGTCGATCATTTGCAAGCCTGCGATTTTTCCGCCTACATACATAGGGATGCAAAGCAGGTTCTGCGTCTCTGTTGGATACCAGACAAGCCCGTCCAATTCTTGAAAGCCTTTGGCGTGCAGATAGGCGTGTTTTTCGTGCTTGCACTGGCCCAATATCCATTCCGCCTTTTTAGCGGCAAGCGCGGCCAATTCCGCACGCTCTTGGCCCTCTTGCGTGTGGCGCTGGGCTGCGATTTGTCTTTGTTCTGCAATCTGTGAATCAGTAGGCTTTTGAAAACCTTGGTCACGCCAACCGTTTTGTTTTGCTTCGTGGAACAGGCTGGCAATAGACACCCCCGCGCCACGGAATGAACGCCAGACTGCGCGGGCGTCCGCCTCTTTGAAGCTATCCGACTGACGGCTCCAGTCCATCCAAATTTCACGGGCTGCGTCGCCATACTCGGATTGCAAAGCCATGCCCATGCCGACCCACACACTGCGGTCGTCGGAGCAAATGAATTGCAATGCAGCTTCTGCGCGGTCCATCATGCGGCCTTCCTCCGTTTTGCATAAGCAATCTGTCGGCTGCGAATCCAGCTTAGAACGCCCGGCGTTGGCTCTTTGGCTGCTGGCTTCAACATCGACGGGCCGACTCCGAATTTTTCAATGTAGCGGTGATAGGCTGCGCCGGGTGCTTGCCCTTTTAATTCGCAGTACCCAATAAGTTGAGCATAAAAATCCGTTTTGTATTCAATAGAAAATTTCTCAACTTTTGCCACCAGCGTCAACTCGGACATTTCGCCAGCCACAGCGTTCACCTCATTACGGCGCGCGCGGATGGCTCCGCAATGGCTGCATACGTCGCTTCCACTTGTCCACAGGTGTCCACAGCGTGGGCACTTTGCGGCGGCCTTATCCTTCTCGCTGGGTTCCTTACGCGGCTTCTCGTCTGGCCCTTCGTTCAAACTGCTCACGCCGTTGGTGTAGAAGTCATCCCATGATTCCTTGAAGCGCAACCAGTTGCCGCTGTTGTCTTGGATCACGCAGAACTTCTTCTCGGGGTGCGAGCGGGCTCCACGTCCAACCATCTGTACATGCTCACTGAAGCTCTTCTTCAGAGGCCTTGCAAGAATCACATGCTCCACATCAGTCTGGTCAAAGCCGCGGCTCAAAATGGAAACGGAAATCAGGACATTGATGCTGGTGTCAGGCTTTGCAAAGTCGGCCAATACTTCAGCCCGGTATTCATCCTCGTCGTTCGATGAAATTTGAACCGCGTTAACACCGGCCTCTGCGAACTTGCGGGCGAGGTCGGCACCATGGGCAACACCGCAACTGAAGCAGATGGCCTTGCTGTGACGACCAAATACTTCGTTAGAAATACGGATGTAGTCGGCCACCACATCACCAACGATCTGCTGCCCACGGGCTTCAAGCTCGTCTTTCTTCCACTCGCCGGCAACAATCTTGATACCAGTGGTATCAATCTCATGGGCCACAAACACGCGGAACGGAACCAGGTAGGCCTTCTCCACCAGTTCGCCCATTGAAATCACACTGGTGACGCTGCTGAAATACTTGCCAAGCTCGGGGTGAAATGGGGTTGCTGTGGCCCCCACAACTTTCAGCTTTGGAAAGTTGGTCATCATCTGCTTGATGCTCTTGCGCATGCAGGCGTGGATCTCGTCAACAAAGCAGATATCGAACGCAGGCCAAGACTCCATTTTTTCCAGGGTCTGGGCGGTGGCGATCTGAACCAGTTCCTGCGGCTTGAAGCGCCAGTGCTTAGCCATCATGATTCCGTGGTCGATCCTCTGCGCATCAAGGTGTCTAGAGAATTGTTCGACCAAGATGCGACGCTCGCAAATGAACAGAATGCGGGAGCCCTTCTCCCTTGCGCGTTCAATCATTTCCAGCATGATCACTGACTTACCGGCACCGGTTGGCGCAGCCAGTACCTGGCGTGTGTGGTGATCCCTGAATCCCTGGCGCAGGCCTTCAATGGAAGCAACTTGGTATGGGCGATCGTCAGTCTTAGCCATGATCTATGCCACCGCCTCAAGTTTCTTCAGTTTGGCCTGCAAGCTGACGCACTGGCGCTTAACCATGGTCAGCTCGTTCATTAGGGAATCGCGGGATGTGGTGACGGCCTTCAAGTTCACACGCAACTGGCGCACTTCGGTGCGTAGTTCGGCAATCAGGTTTGATGCTTCCAACCGCTCGTCTGGGTCTGCGCTGCCAAGATTGGCGACTGCCAGCATGGCCTGCAATTCTTCGATCTGGTCGCGGGCCGCATCCAACTCGCTGTATTCCTCTTGCGCTGGTGTAGGGCTGACTGGTGAAATCGTTGGCGCAGGCTTGGATTCCTTCACGGCCTGATAGAGTGACTTCTCGCCAGCTGCTACCTGCTTTGCGGCTGCTGGGTTTTCGCGCACCAGCTTGTCGGCGTCTTTCTGGGTCCTTTCGGAGACGCCAGATACAGCGGCACGCTGCTTCACAGTTTCAAGGGGAAGGGCTTCCTCTTGATCGCGCTTCCTGCTGCCACCATGGGTCTGAGCCTTGGCCCAATCGGTTGCAGTTGCCACAATGGTTGCCTGCTGGCCTTCGCTCAAGTGCCTGCGGTGGAAGTTTGCAGACATCACGAAAGTGACTAAATTCCCACCAGGGAAATCAACAAACGATGGCTCTGCGCCGACGGCCAGACACGCCTCGTAGCGATTGCCACCGTCCAGCACCATGCCTTGATGGGTAGTGATCGGCTGGCGCAGGCCATTGGCTTTGATGTCAGCTTTAAGCGCTTCAAATTCAGCCCCGGCCATCCGGGGGAATAGTGCGCAAAGTGGATGTAGTTCAAGTTTCATAGGTCAGTACTTCGGTGTGTGGTTTTCGTAGGCACCCACCCATCGCGCCAGCGATACAGAGCGCAGCTTGATGACGCGATAGATGAAGAGAGCGATGCGCTTCATTGAGAGCGGGCTCCGTTGGTCATGCCACCGCCTTTGTTTTGCGGGGCTTGGCCAGCTCAGGCCAGATGCGTTGCCAGTCATTCGGGCGCAGCTCTTGGCGAGTTACGGCTCCTTTGCTGGCCTTCTCGATAGCGGCGCAGTGTTCAATAGGTACTTCGCGGGTTTTCCAGTTAGAAACCGCTTGCGGGCTTACGCCGGTAGCCTTGGCAATTGCTGCGCGGACTCCGGCTTTATCGAGTGGGTGGATTTCTTGCATAGCCCATATAATACACTTTTTGTGAGTTGATGCAACAAGATGTGTGCCTCAATTCGCAAAAATGTTCAAATGGACATATGGAATAGAGTCGATAAACGATTGAAGTCGGACGGCCTAGAGTGGAAAGACCTGGGCGCAGCTCTTGTTTGCAAGCCCACCATGCGCGGGTTTTTTACGCCTAAAAGCTAGGTAATTTCCCTAATTCCATAAAATATCTTCACTTTTTGTGTTGCTGATTCACTTTTTGTGTAATACTACACCCAAGTCGCAAAAACGGCGGGGCAGTAGTCATCGAGCTGGTGCCAAGAGGTTCATTAAAAAGTTAAAGGGCGTAGCGACACAGGCACAGGCAAGCGTGACCTTTGTTTTGCAGCCCACGCGGACACCGGGCGTGAGACGGTGGTGAGGCGGCAATGCCAAGAACAGCAAATTGCCAAGCGTTGATGGCGCAGCGGGTGTTGCGCACGAATTCAACGAGATAGAGCCGGAGCCTGCATTACAGGGAGATGCCGGTAAAGAACCCAACTGCAAGCCTTCACTTTGAGGGCTTGCGGGAGTGTTTTGATGGGCGGCGATGTGGAGAGTGCTGGGGGTTCCCGGCGCATCACAGACACATGCGGAACAAGACCAAGAGCCTAGCGCGGGTCGAACGATACAGCCGGGGTTGTGACCGGCCCGCCCTTCAAAGCATTTTAACCAGCCGCATCACAGCGGCTTTTTTACGCATGTACGGAATCAAAGGAGCAAGCAATGAGCAATTTCACGCTATTTAAGATCACCGGCTACGTTGAAGACCACAACGGGTTTAGCGGAGCGTTTAGCTGGTGGGTAAGCAAAGAAGTTCCGGGCCGCTGGCTGGTGGTCGGGCACGGTGAATTTGCTAAGAGCGGTTACGCGGTGACTGATGACTTTGGAAGCCTTGTGGCGGTTCCGGAATGAGCAACCTTCACCCAACCATTGCCGCCGCCCTGGTGCCCATGACACCGCCCGCCAGCTTTCAGCGCTGCTCGCATATGGCACCACGACCAAAGCGCGGCACACAGCGGTTTTGCTACACGCTTGGCGAAGTTGATTTGGAGTGTGACGTGGAATACGAGAAGGCCAGCAAAGGCAGTTGGAGCGAGGGCCAGCAAATGGAGCCAGACGAGCCCGAGTCGGCGACTTTGTTCGCAGCTTACGTGCGCGATGTTGACGTTCTCACGATGCTGGATGACGACCAGATCGCAAAAATTGAGGAAGCATTTTTAGAACAGGAGTGGGCACTGTGAAACAAATCTATTTTATCGACGGCCTGAGCATCTTGCACCGCTAATTGGGTAAGCCTGCATGGTTTTGGCCGCTGGTGTTGTCGCTGATTTTCGTCGTGTTGCCTTGTGTGGCCAGCGCGCTATGAACGAAAACGAAGGGCTCGAGAGCGTTGACACAAACGCACCTTATGACGCCATGGATGCCTTGCTTACTCGCGGAATGCTTGTATGCGTAGGCATTGCTACCGGCATGTTTTTAACCGCTGCGCTGATTTTTGCGGGCGGGTATTTTGGGGGTTGATATGTACGACACAGAAGAACATTTTGCAGAGTGCGCAGCGTACATGCAGCG